CAAAGAAATATAAAGTACCAGAAAAGGAACTGATGGGGTACTTTGAAAAGGAAATGTTAACAATCTGAGGATAATGATATGGCTTTCAGAAGAGTACAAACTTTAGGTACAATAACCGCATCAACTCTAGGAGATGATGCCGCACACACTTTAACTGGATTAGTTCTGAGTCCTAACAGTGGTGTAAGGATTAATGAGTTCGCAGGGCAAGACGTATTTGTTAAACTCACTCTTGCTGGAACTGCTGTAACCGCAACGAACGGAACTTATGTAAAAGCATCTACTTCTTTAATTATACACCCAGAAGAAAAACCGCATCTTGGGCCTGGTAATATTTTACTAGACGGAACAGATTCTAGTTCTTCTAATGCTGGTGATTCGATTACTGCTGAGTCTGGTGTGGATTCAACTGGTAAGACTGTCCTACAATACAATCGAGCAGAGGACAACTTCACACTATCTGTTAAGAACGAAACAAACGGTTCAGATGGTGGTGTACACGTTGAAGAAGTTACGTTTGTACAGAGCGCATAGGATAGGATCATGGAAACAGTTAAGTTATTTTCAGAACAATTTTCAGATGAAGTAGAATACATCTGCGAAGAAAAAGAGAACGGTAATAAAAATTACAAAATCAAAGGTATCTTTATGCAAGCGGATATTAAGAACCGTAATGGTCGAGTATATCCAATGGAAGTATTGCAGAAAGAAGTTAAGAGATATAACAAAGAGTATATCAACGAGAAACGTGCGTTTGGTGAGTTGGGACACCCAGATGGCCCAACGGTAAATCTAGAACGTGCATCACATTTAATTACTGCATTATATCCCGATGGAAAGAACTTCATCGGTGAAGCAAAGATACTGAAAACACCTATGGGTGAGATTGTAAAAAATCTCATGGACGAAGGTGCAAAATTAGGCGTGTCCTCTAGAGGAATGGGTAGTTTGGATCAAAAGAATGGTGCGAACTACGTTAGAAGTGATTTCTATCTTGCAACTGCGGCTGATATTGTTGCAGATCCTTCCGCTCCCAACGCATTTGTCGAAGGGATGATGGAAGGAAAAGAGTGGGTTTGGAATCATGGATCTCTTGTAGAGGCCGAACTAGTGCGTATGAAAGGACGAGTTGAACAAAGAGTTCGGTCTAGACACGCAAAAGAGGACGCTTTGGAGTTTGCAAAGTTCCTCAAAATGTTATAATTTATAAATAATCGTTAATAAGAATATAAGGAGAAATCCCCATGGCGGACAACGAATTAGATAAATCAATTGAGGAGCTAGAAGCCGAAGTTCTTGCAGAATTAGAACTTGACGAGGCCAATGGACAAGATGCTCCTAAAAAGGGTGCTGCTCCTGCTGACAAAATGGACAAAGTAGATGGCGAAGTCCAAGATACAGGAAAAGCAGTAGTAGATCCAGAACAAAAAGATGCGCCTGCAAAGAAGGTTGCAGCGAAAGCAAAAGAAGTTGGTGGTCAATCACCACAAAAGGGCGAAGGAAGTCCAGATAAAATGCAAAAACTTGCTGCACAATATGAAGGTTACACAGACGAAGAAATTAGAGAACTTTGTCATTCTAAAGACCATGACTGTGCAACAGTTGTAGAACATCCAGAGTGGGGTAAAGGAAAACCCATTCATTCTTCACACGCAATACCTGATGACGAAGGAAATGTTGAGTGGTATGATGTTCAGTTCAAACATGGTATAGAGGAAAAGGTAATGGCAGAAGATATGAAAATTATAGTCTCTGAAGGTCATCACGAAGAAACAGCACCAAAAACTAAAGCAGACATTGTTTCTGCTATGAATGGTATGATGAAAGGTGGAAAGAAAGAACAACTCATGGCAATGTATAACGGTATGAAGAAAGCGATGGAAGGAGAACATGAGGAAGAAAATGAAGTGGATGAAGTCAAGAAGGAAGCCATTGAAAAACGAGTTAAGGAAGTAGACGTTGCAGAACACGTTGAAGCACTCGTAAATGGTGAAGGTGACTTGTCCGAAGAATTTAAACGTAAGGCTGCAACAGTGTTTGAAGCCGCGGTTAAATCTAAGATTCGTACAGAGATCGTAAGACTCGAAAACGAATACGAAGAAAAACTGAAAGAAGATGTACAATCAGCAACAGAAGAGATGACTGATAAAGTCGATACATATCTCAATTATGTTACTGAGGAATGGATGAAGGAAAATGAACTCGCAATTGAACGTGGATTAAAAGGTGAGATTGCAGAAGATTTCATTTCTGGTTTGAAACAACTATTTGAAGATCACTACATTGATATTCCAGATGAAAAATATGATGTGTTAGAAGCACAGTCTGAAAAGATTTCTGAACTAGAAGGTAAACTTAGTGAAACAATCGAGAAGAATGTATCACTGAAGGACAACAATGCTAAACTAGTTAAGGAACAAGTCATATCTGAGGTTTCTGAAGATTTGGCTGACACAGAAATTGAAAAGTTTAAGTCGTTGATAGACGATGTTGATTATGCTGACGAAGATTCTTTTCGTGAAAAGTTAGGTACTTTGAAAGAAAGTTATTTTCCAAAGACATCAATATCAGAAGCGACTGAAACAGTTGATGATGTAGAAACTGGCACCGCACAGGACATTGATCTAACTCCATCTATGGATGCGTATATGTCTGCCATAGGTAGAACGGTCAAATAGTGCAAAAAAGTTAATTTATAAATAAAAGTAGAAAAATAATAAGGAGAAGCTCTAATGTTTCAAACAGAACATCTACAAGAAAAGTGGCAGCCAGTCCTTCAACATCCCGATCTCCCAGAGATTGCGGATAGTTACAAGCGGGCAGTCACTACAGTAATCTTAGAGAACCAAGAAAAGGCTCTCAGAGAAGATCGTGCGTTTCTTTCAGAAGCCGCACCAACTAACTCAACAGGAAGTTCAGTTGATAATTGGGATCCAATTCTAATATCACTGGTCAGACGTTCAATGCCGAACCTAATCGCATATGATATATGCGGTGTTCAGCCAATGACTGGCCCAACAGGACTTATCTTCGCAATGCGTTCACGTTTCAGTTCTCAAACTGGTGCAGAAGCGCTCGCAGACGAAGCATTTCCTGATATATCTAACCAGAACGCTGCTGGAACTATCGGTGGTGGGGATATTGGTTCTACAGAAACTAACCCTGCTGTTCTTAACGATAGTCCTTCTGCTGGAACATACACCAGTGCAACAGGTATGACTGCTGCTCAGGGTGAAGCATTAGGTGATAACTCTAGTACTAACGTATTCGGAGAAATGGCGTTCAGTATCGAGAAGCATACGGTTACTGCGGTAACAAGAGCTCTCAAAGCAGAATATTCAATGGAACTTGCACAAGACCTTAAAGCAATTCATGGTCTTGACGCAGAAACAGAACTTGCAAATATTCTGTCTGCTGAAATACTTGCAGAAATCAACCGAGAAGTTGTCCGTAACATTTATGTATCTGCGGTTCAAGGTGCTCAAGTCAATACAACGACTGCTGGTATCTTCGACTTGGATACAGACTCTAACGGTCGATGGTCTGTTGAAAAATTTAAAGGACTTCTCTTTCAATTAGAGAGAGATGCAAATGCAATCGGTCAACAAACTCGTAGAGGAAAGGGTAATATGGTTCTTTGTTCTGCTGACGTTGCCTCTGCATTGCAAATGTCTGGACAATTGGATTACACTCCTGCTCTTTCCACAGGTATAAACGTAGATGACACAACTACAACATTCGCTGGTGTTCTTAATGGACGTTATCGAGTGTACGTTGACCCCTACGCTGCAAACGTAGCTGCTTCTCAGTACTACGTTGTGGGATACAAAGGTACTTCACCGTATGATGCTGGAATGTTCTACTGCCCATACGTTCCGTTACAAATGGTTCGTGCAGTTGGAGAACATACTTTCCAACCGAAGATTGGCTTCAAGACCCGATATGGTATTGCTGCTAATCCTTTCCATACTGGTACAGTTGCTGCAACCGCTGAAGGTGCAATCTCGATTTCGAGTGCAACTAACAAGTACTACAGGAAGGTTAAAGTTACAAACCTTATGTAATAATAAGAGTTGGTTAACCAACCGCCTTGATGTAAAAGGGGAACATTTTGTTCCCCTTTTTTTTCTAAAAGGAGAAGTACTATGTCTTGGGAAAAACCTAGTTATAAAGACATTCGTTTCGGATTTGAAGTTACTATGTACATTATGAACCGATAAATTCACAAGGGGTCGCAAGACCCCTTTTTTTGTATAAATAATACGCATCATTCGATGCTCCATAAGTCATGGGTCAAAAGACTACAACATCGTTCATTCACTTAATTGTGAACGGAAGTAAGTGTAGTACGCTGAAGGAACGCATCTCAAGTAAAAAGGAGATGGTATCATGGCTAACTTTTATCGTGGTATTGAATACACCCCAATAAACCCAACCTCAAACTCTTTTCGGAAGTTTAGAGCAAAAGGTGAGTATATCTATAGGGGGGTAAAATATAATGATGCACAGGTAGAGTTAAACCAAAGACAACGAGAAGGAATTTATCGTGGTCAAAAATGGTCTAACTAAAATACTGTAGAGTGTTGGGGAGGGATTAACCCCCCTCCCTTTTTATTATAAATAATCATTATCAAATAT